GAATGCGCCGAACCAGAGATAATGTTCCTAAGGGCTACGACTCGTGGCTTGAATGGGACTTAGCGCAGCAGCTTAAGGGATGTGAGTATCACCCTTGTGCCGTTGCATACGTACAACACAAACATTACCATCCTGACTTCACTTACAAGGCCAACGGTATAACATATTATATCGAAGCCAAAGGGAGATTCCGTGAGAAACCAGAGGCTCGTAAATATGTCGATGTCAAGAAGGCTCTCAAGCCAGAGGAGGAGTTGGTATTCGTGTTCCAAAACCCCAACAACAGAATGCCAGCAGCAACCAAGCGCAAAGACGGAAGCTACTACTGCATGTCAGACTGGGCAGAGCGCAACGGATTTGATTGGTACACTCCAAAGACTTTACCAAAGGAGTGGACGCAATGACTAGACACTTAATCATACCTGACACTCAAGTAAAACCGGGAGACAACTATGAACATATTCGATGGGCCGCTCGGTACGCTGTTGCTACTAAGCCTGATGTTATCATCCACCTTGGTGATCATTGGGATATGCCTAGCCTTTCCAGTTACGACGTAGGTAAGAAGTCCTTCGAGGGACGGCGCTACTCTGAGGACGTACAGGCTGGCAACAAGGCTATGGCTGCGTTCATGGACACTATCAAGGCAGAGCAAAAACGATTGCGCAGTAACAAGAAGACAGTATGGAAGCCACGCCTAGTCTTTACGATGGGCAACCACGAGCAGCGCATCGAACGTGCAGTAGAGAATGACGCAAAGCTTGAAGGGCTGATGAGCTATGATGACTTGGCGCTGAAGGGCTGGGAGGTACATCCCTACCTAAAGCCTGTGGTCATTGATGGTGTAGCGTACTGTCACTACTTCACCAGTGGTGTCATGGGCAGACCTGTTTCGTCAGCGAAGCTACTGCTACAGAAGAAGCACATGAGTTGTGTGATGGGTCACGTTCAAGACAGGGATATTGCTTTTGATCGCGACGCATCAGGTAAACGTATGACTGCCCTGTTCGGCGGTATCTTTTACCAACATGATGAAGAGTATCTTAACCCACAAACTAACGGTAGCTGGGCTGGGCTGTGGATGTTCAATGAAGTAGACAACGGTGCGTTTGACGAGATGCCTATCAGCATGACGTACCTTCGGAGGCGGTATGGCACGGACGTTTGATGAGATGCTTGAGCTTATAGCAGACAACATAGATGAGATAACACTGCTTGAAGTTCTTGAGATAAACTCTTACGATCTTGTCGATAAGTTTCAGGATAAGATACAGACTAACATAGATAAGTTTAACGGATTGGAGGACGAAGTAGATGACAACTAAAAGTAATCGTAACCTTTCAATAGACTCAGCATCACCACGAGAATGGGACACAGTAGCAGCTAAGTTGTACCATCCCTCTGACACACCTGCTGGCTTTGAGCCTGACGAGTACGTGGTACGCAACGGTGTCAAGACTTGGACTAAGGAGCCGTGTCCTGTAGAGAATCCAGATCACTACAACACAGGAGCGATTGAGGCCATCGAAGCTATACGTGCATCTATGGATGCTGATCAGTACTTCGGTTATCTCAAGGGTAACGTGATGAAGTATCTATGGCGCTACGACTACAAAGAAAAACCTGTTGAGGATCTACGCAAGGCTGACTGGTATCTTAATAGGTTGATTGATGCATTGATAGAGGATAACCAATGAACAAGTATGACACAGAGCAGACAATATACTACACATTCATAATTGTGTTGCTTGTCTTTAACGTAACGTGGTTAGTGGCAGAGTTCTTATGAAGGTAGTTCAAGGTGAGTTCGGTAAAACCAAAGAGGCTGTCAAGGCGTCTGACTTGTTTCAGTCTTTGGCTGACGCAGTAGATGAGATGGAAGAGGGAGGCATAGACGTTAAGACAGCTATCGTTGTATTCAGCGATGATAAGGTGATGCAGGTTATCAGTAACGACAGCTATCCAGATTCAGCACACATGCTGTTAACGATGGGAGCACACTCAATTATGTTAGAGACTTTAGGGTACGGAGGAGAAGAATAGATGGACGCATATCAACAGTACATACACAAGTCAAGGTACGCACGTTACATACCAGAGAAGCAACGCCGTGAGACTTGGCAAGAAACCGTAGGCAGATACGTGGACTACTGGGGTGACAAGCTACCAGAGGCTGACGCTAAGGAGGCGCGTAAAGCCATTGAGAACCTAGAGGTAATGCCTTCGATGAGGGCGTTGATGACTGCGGGTGACGCTCTTGATCGTGACAACGTTGCAGGGTTTAACTGTAGCTACATGCCTATTGATCACCCTAAAGCATTTGATGAAATGATGTACGTTCTAATGTGTGGCACAGGTGCGGGATTCTCAGTAGAACGACAGTACATTCAGAAGTTGCCAGAGGTAGCAGAGGACTTCCATGAAACCGACAGTGTTATACACGTATCAGACTCAAAGATTGGCTGGGCCAAAGCTTACCGGGAACTCATCGCTATGCTCTATAGTGGTCAAGTTCCAAAGTGGGACGTATCTGGAGTACGGCCTTCGGGTGCACCCCTCAAGACATTCGGAGGTAGAGCTTCTGGGCCAGAGCCTCTTGAAGATCTGTTCCGGTTCACCGTTGACATCTTTCGGGCCGCTGCTGGACGCAAGCTCAGTTCTGTCGAGTGCCACGATGTATGCTGTAAGATTGCACAGATCGTTGTCGTGGGCGGGGTCAGACGAAGTGCCCTTATCGGTCTCAGTAACCTTACAGACGACAGAATCCGACGAGCCAAGTCAGGACAGTGGTGGATAGACAATCCGCAGCGTGGACTAGCAAACAACAGTGCATGTTATACAGAGAAGCCCGACTTCGAGGCGTTCCTAAACGAGTGGACAAGTTTATATGAGTCAAGGTCAGGTGAACGAGGTATGTTCTCTAGAGTCGCAAGTCAAAAGCAAGCTGCAAAGAACGAGCGACGAGATGCTACCTATGATTTTGGAACTAATCCATGCAGTGAAATTATCCTCAGGCCCTATCAATTCTGTAACCTGTCAGAAGTTGTTGTCAGGCCAGCCGATACGCTGTCAGACCTCAAACGAAAGGTACGTGTCGCTACTGTCCTTGGAACTCTTCAGGCTACGCTAACTAACTTTAGGTACCTGCGTAAGATATGGGAGACTAACACAAAAGAGGAGGCTTTGTTGGGTGTGTCATTAACTGGTATCATGGATCACCCTGTACTATCCGGGAGGGAAGACAGTGACAAACTTAAGAAGTGGCTTAAGGCGTTACGTGAAGAAGCTGTGGCTACGAACAAGGCACACGCTGATCGACTTGGGATTAACGCTTCTACTGCTATTACTGCTGTTAAGCCCAGTGGTACTGTTAGTCAGCTTGTGGATTCTGCTTCGGGCATTCACCCCAGATTCTCACGGCACTACATAAGGCGCGTTCGAGGTTCCTCTGACGATCCGCTGTGTGCTGTACTGGAGGCTGCTGGTGTACCTGTGGAGGATGATGTTATGTCACCCAACACTAAGGTGTTCAGCTTTCCTATGGAGGCTCCTGACTGCGCTGTGCTGGCGTCAGACATGGGCGCTATGGAACAGCTAGAGTTGTGGGAAATCTATCAGGACTACTGGTGTGAGCACAAGCCGTCAATGACCTGTTACTACAGGGACGATGAGTTCTTAGAGGTAGGACAGTGGCTGTACAACAAGTTCGATAAGATCAGTGGTATTAGTTTCTTACCGTACAGTGACCACAACTACCAGCAAGCGCCCTATGAAGCTATCGACAAGTCAACGTATAACAAGTTATGCAAAGACTTTCCGAAAGACTTTAGTTGGGACATAGAAGAAGCCAGCGACATGACCGAAGGATCACAGCAACTGGCTTGTACTGGTAACAACTGCGAACTTTAACGTTCACTACTTGGGAGCTTCGGCTCCCCTTTTTAGTTCTTCCTGTTCCGCTGGAGTGGTTACGTCAGTCGCTGCCGTGAACGCTTTAATGGTAGAAAGATTTAACGATCCTTGTAATGCCTCTACGTAGTACTGTCCCACCTTCACAGCAGCCTCTTTAGATCCCTTCCAAGCCTTAGCAAATTCGCTTGTAGGGGGGTTGGCAAGCTCTGCAACAACGTCAGGATCAAGCAACACCTCCGCTGACTTACTGTAAAACTTATCCTTTCCTTTTGTGATTGCTGACCGCGCCACTGTGTTAATAACTTTACGTTGCGGTGACAGTATCTGGTTTCTAAACGTACCCGCAAGCTCAGGTATGCTAACGCCTATTGACTCCTGCACTGTGTCCATCACAGGCGAACCTGACATGCTATCAAGCAACACAGAATCTATCTTCTTTAGCTTGTCACTGATTGCTGCGAGTCTCTGTATGTTCTTGGCGTACCCAGCACCAAACACATCATCAACAAATTCAGAGTTTCTTTTTACAATGTCTGCCATTGAATCTGACTTTCCGTAAGAACCCATCAAAAACTCTTGACGTATCCCTGACAACACAGAGGCTTTTTCAGTTTCGTTTAGCTTGTTTATTTCTTCTAAGTAGCTTTTACGCTTTGCTGGGTTAGACTGCATCTCTGCAACCACTTTAGAAAGCTTCATGTTGGATATTGTTTTAAAGAAACCTTCTGCGTTTTTGGTGCTTTGCTCCTTAAAGGCCTGATTGTGCCGCGCCTCTGTATTCCTTATGGTTCTTAGTCTGCCTGCCGTGTCCGCAAACTCCTGCGCCATTCCAAAACGCTGTATCAATCTTTGATTGCGCCTAACAAACGTGTCAAGCTGTCTCTGATTGATGTTACCATCTGCTCCGATTACACCAGCCTTCTCTGCTTTAAGTCTTATAGCGTGTCTTACCACAGCCTCACCGCCTTTACCGACAAACGAAACGTAGTCTTCAGCCTGCTGGTAATTCATCAGAGCATCGGCAGCGCCTTTATCAAAACGCTTTGCAGTAAAATCCCGCATACCTTCTGCGCGCATAGGAAGACCAAGCTCTTTGTAGTAAAACGCATCAGCGTCACGCAAGCCTTTAATAAACGTAGGCGCTGTTTTCGCCTTGTCTGCCATAGTTTGCTTTATTATTTCTTTGGTCTGATAGAGCTTGTTAAGCGTCTGGCTAGCTTGCATGTCGTCGCGCAGGTTACGCTTAGACAGTTTAGTTATCTCAGTGTTGACAGCCTTCTTTAAAGAGATAAGATCAGAGCCAGTTACTTTTGGCATCTCAAACATCATGTTTCCGTCAGCGTCTTCCACCTCTGTAGGTTTCCAATGCTTCTCAAGCTGCTGCCCTACCTTACTCTGAGGGCCGAACATATCTTGCAAGCGTACATTACGAAAGTTATTCCAAACGTCAAACACTTGCTTGTCGGTCAGCCTTACACTTTTACCGCGCTTGTTCACAACGTCATAAAGTTTGTCAGCTTCCTTTCTGATCATTGATTCTTTTCTATCAAGTAGTTTGTTAGCTGTCCTGCCTACGTCAATAGCGTCCTTTGTTCCAGTAAGCCTAGTAGTTAAACCTGCTAACACCTTATCAATGTTTTGTTTTTGTCGGTCAATCCTGTCTCTTGATATAGTTTCCTGCTTGTCAAACTCTTTCTGAAACACGACTTCAATTTCCTGTCTAGTCACAGGCGCAGCAGGGTCAATGCCAGCAACAGCATCAAACCTGTCTGCTAGCTTTTCTGTCTCGCGCTGAACAAGATCGTTGACTTCCTTTTGAAACGCCTTGTTCTGTGCTGAAGTCTTTTTTATCCAGTTACGCGCAGGAGCGTTGTCTAACATTGTCGCTAAGATACCGCCAAGCTCTAGATCGGGTATCTCTTCTTTAAGCCTAGCCAGTTCGTTGACCGAATTAGCAACCTCTTCAGGCTTTGTAGTGTTTTTAATTTGATTCAACTCAGACCTAACCTGACTATTCGCTAAAGCTTCAGGTGCGTTCGTTAACTTTTTAAATCCTTCAGCGCCTACACGAGTTGCTGTAGAGACAACCGGAGTAACGCCAGCACCCGCAGCAAAGCCAGCAGCACCGCCCGCAACAGCGCCAGCCATTTCCTGAGCAAACTCACCGCCGCCTAACTCTTTAACTATCTGCGGAGCAACAACACCTCCGGTAGTTCCTGCAACTGTAGAGGTAACAGCAGGGACAGCGCCTGCCAAAAACTTAGTTACGCCTGCTCTTATAGGTGTACCCGCCAGCGTAAGAGGATCAGAAAGGCCTGCTATGATTTCCTGCCCAAGACCAAGCTCCGCGTCTACAGGCACACCAGCAATCTGTCTAGCCTTTCTCTCCTTAACAGCGCCGGGATTCTCTGCCTCGCCTTCCATCATCGTTGAACCAACAGTGTCAAACAAGCCTTCTGATTTACCTACTGATCTTTCCAGAGCCGCGTTGGTTTCGTCGCGGCTGTATAGAAAAACATCAGGGACAAACTGAACAGCAAACCTAGACAGGCCAAGCTTGGCTAAATCGACTGTAGTGATCTCGTCAGCGTCTGCTTTATTGTCTGTAGGTGTGTCGGTAGACTTTGTAGACGTAGCCTTGCTTCTGTTTAGCCTAGCGTACGCTTTAATCTTCGCATCAGACCAATCATCAGGGTGTGCAAAAGTTAAAACACTGCCGTCGCCTAAGTCTACTCTTGAAGTTTTTTTATCAGTCATTGATTTATAATCTCCACGCTGTCCTCAAGACCAAAGTACTTACGTGCGGTATCTATAGCTGCCTGCTCTTTCTCTGTTACCGCTGCAACTGACAACCTATCAATGCTGTCGCTTATTCTGTTTTTAGCGAGCGTTTCAAGACCTGTCATAATTTGGGTGTACTCACTAATGGTGTCTTCAGAAAGCCTACCTGCCGCAAGCCCAAGTCCCCAGTCTGTAAGCGCCTGCTTAATGTCTTTAGACCCTCTAAATCTGTCCAACTCTGCAACAGCGCGTAGATCATTTTCTGTTGTTGACGTAACAGTTCTTTCAATCAAAGCTGCAACGCCTGCTACATCGTCTTTGCCTAAAGCACTAAGAATTTTAAATCGTCCTGCTTTCTCAACAAGCTCTTCGTTAAGTGCAAAGGCAGGATCAGAGTCACGCACCATCTTCACAGAATCAGCAGCGTTCATGGGAAGCTTTCTAACAAGCATGTCGTCTAAAAGACCAGCAAGTGAAGCGTTACTTAAATCTGTAAGCGCGACGTTACGTGCTGCGCGTATACCATCAACAGTGTCTAAGTCAACTTCTACCCCTTGCTCTGCAAATAAAGCTGTCAAGCCTTTCTTGCTTTCACCTTTGCCTTTACCCTCAGTAGTACCGATAGTGTTTTGACTGACAATCTGCCCAGTTTTTTTGTTAGTCGCTGTCTGCACTACAGTAGGAACATTGTCAATAAGAATAGTAGAAGTAGTTAGCGAAAGGTCATCAGCTTCTTCAGCCTCAGGAATGCCTGCCTTATACGCATCAGAAATCTGGTCTTGAGTACCGCCAAGGCTAATCACAGACTGTTGTGCTTCTTTCAAGTCTGCAAGAGGAACTCCTCTAGTGGCCGCTGCTTGTATTGCTGTCAAGCCACCCTGAAGACCTCTACTTGTACGTCCCGCCTGCGCTGTTGTGCGTAGTTTCTGCGCTCCCTGTATTAACTGTGCTCCCATATCTGGGTCGGTTTGAAATATCTTCTTACCCGCGTCCTCCATGACAGTAGGATCGTTACTGATCAAAGCCTCTTGAACGAGTTGCAACATTCCTTGTTTAGCCTTTTTCTCTTTAGCCAAAGCAGGAGCCTGACCAATTGCGCTGCCAAGCTCAAACATGCCTTGACTGTATCCCGGATTCGTTAGGGATTGTATAAAACTCTGTCCAAATTTAGCCATTACTAAATCTCCTTAGATTTTAAACGCGCCGCCTAACAAACCACTACCAAGCTGTCCCATCAGGTTAGCCTGCCCAAGACCAGCGCCAAGCTGCGCTTCAAGCCCGCCCATAGCCGCTTCACCAAACAAGCCAGAACCGTAGAGTTGTCCCTTCTGCTGTAGCTGTGGGTAAAGCTCACTGCCTTGCATGGCTGCTAACAACTGAGCCTGTGGTACGTAAGAGCCTGCAAGCGCGCCCAAACCTAGCTGTTGCTGTCCACCTAACAGTGCCAAGTCTTGTGCAGACAACTGAGAACCCATGCCTGTAAACGCTTGACCAAGCTTGGCCTGCTGCATCTGCTCTGCTTGACCCTGCTGTATCGCAGATAACGCCGCTGCGTTCTGTGCTTCACCCTGCGCTTTAGCCATCGCAAGCTGCTCAGGCGTACCGCCGTACATGTTAGTAGAGACACCTGAGCGTCCTTGGTTAAACAGTCTCTCCTCTAGCGCCATGCGCTGACGTTCTTCCTCTGGCTGCTGGACTGCGCGTATTCTATCGTACACTTCAGCTTCTCGACCCGCTGTAGGCATGCCAGCAGAAGCCATAAATCCAGTACCGAGACCGTAAGCTTGCTCTGCTGCTGTTCTACCAGCCGCTTGACCATACGGAGAAGCGCCTAAGGTAGTGCCTGCTTGCCCCATAAGCATACCTTGTAGCGCCTGCTCCTCAGGCGACAGAGTTTGCGTAGTACCGTATCCTGTTATTGTACCTTGCGCATCATAGGTAGGCTGGAAACCAAACTTACTGCCAGTAGATGAGGTTACACCGTAAGGCTGGAACTGTGTCTGATCAAGACCAAGCTGTGCAATGTCTAATGCTCCGGGCACGTTTACCATCGTACCGTCTGGCCCTTCAATTTGAGAACCCACAAGAGCTTGATCGCCTATGTCGCCTAGCCTGTCGTAGGCTTCTTTAGCAAGCAGTAAACCGCCAGCGCCTAAACCAACACTACCTGCGTTGTCAACAATTGAAGTGCCTATGCTACCAGCAGCAGTGCCGAGGCCTTTGCCTAGACTTGTTAGAAATGCTTGTAAGCTCATTAGTAATTACCTCCGTCAATTGTTCCTGTCGTTAACGTACCCGTAAACGTAAGGGCAGGTATCGTTACAGTTCCAGTAAACGTAGGGCTTGCCGTGTTAGCCTTGGACGCTACTGCGGTTGCTATGTTAGTAAACTCTGTGCTGAACTCTGTACCACGAATGATCTTGCCACTGTCTCCAGAAGGCAAAGAATCCTTAGCGGCAAAGTCTGTCGTCGGGGTATAGTTGCTCATAGTGTTTTACCTATTAATGCTAGTACGTTAATTTCTTGTAGTGATAATGCAAAACCGTTGATGTCTGACTCAAGCCCTATGGTGATCACGCTGCCGTCGCCTGTCGTATTAATAGCGCGTCGAGACACTAAAGTACCGCCTGTAAACTCACCAACCGCAAACTCGCTAACATTATAGAAAGCTGGCTGTTGGTTGCCTACTGTATATTCTTGAGTTCTGTACGAAGTTTCAAAGTCATAAGCCCAGTTAATAAACACTGTGGCTGAGTTAGCGCCTACGATAGTGGGCCTAAGCTTCTTTAGAATCTTTAGCTTTGATGGATCACCAAAGGTCAGACCGGGGCTATAGTATCTAAAGCGATAAGAAGATCCGTTGTCAGAGTAACCTGAGTATTCGCTCAATCCAAAAGTATTACCTACCAAAAACTGACCGTTTCTTAGGACTTCAAAAGAAAAGAAAGCTGAACTAGGCCAACGTGTAACTCTGTACGATCCGTTTTCTGTAGTGCCTTTAAGATCAAAACAGTACGTAAGGTTGTTAGAGGCAAACGACACAAGGTAAAACGTATTGTCTGGTGAGTAGATGGTCGCTACATGTCCCTGTCGATTGGCAATAGTTTCAATGAATTCTGTCTTGACGTTGCCGCTAAGATCGCTAATAGGCATTGACTTCTCTTGTATCGTTCTACCAAAGCTCCTAAGGCCCGTGTCGTCCAAGAATAAAACGTCAGTACCGATGTGCTGTATAGAGTTTCGACACACACAGCCAACACCCGGAACTGTGTCAGCGATTGACATAGTAGCTGGCGAGTCAGCGCCTTGGTATACAACGATGCTGTGCTTGCCAAAAATAATTAAAAGATTGTTGTGAGCAGCTAATCCTATAATACTGTCTGCACCATCAGGCCAAGCCTTAGAAATATCTATAGAGCCTGACGATCCTCCAGTAAAATCTGTACCAATGAGCAAGTCAGACCAGTATATAACTTGTGCGTCTATGTTGCTGTCGGTTACCCAAAGTCTACCGTAAGCCGCTAATGCTTCGTTGCACCAGAGGTACGTAGGTGTTGCGCCGCCTGTATAAGCAGCAAAAGTCTGGACACCACCAGCGTGTGTATAGATAAGAGGCTCTTGTCCCCTTTGGAAAAAGTACGCTGCATTATTAAAGTTAACAGAGCGCCAGTCATTTTCAGCAATAGTATAACTTCCCGGCGTTTCATCTACTAGCGTAGTTGTGCCAGAAAGTATTTTATCGTTACCAAAACTAAATACCTTTTCGTTACCAGAGCCATCAAAAAACTCATGTATAGAATGTATGTAGTCTGTGCCTAGTGCAGTTTTATTTGTTGTTATCGTGTCCAAGCCTTCACGCGCAGCAATCCGACCGCGCTTATCAATGACAGCGTTATCTGCAACATCTGCAAACGACGGGTCTTGAGCTAAAGGCGAGTCCTCAGTGTTGATACCCTTAAACGCAGGAGCAACTAGGTTAATACTTTGTAGTGGCTGGGCCATACACTAGCTCCTATTATGAATACCAATCAGTTTCGTAAGGGTGCTTCTGTGCGTCCAGAGCGATAGCGTCAGACAGATACTGGTTGGCTATAGCAAAGTACTCAGGTGTTGATGTACCGCCTGTCTCGCCTCTCTCACGCGCTGCTAGGGCTACTGCAAGATGTATTACAGGCATTGCTGGAATTAACATGCTATCTGTGTTTGCTGACAAGTCATCGTTACGCAAGACGCAGTTAAATCTTAGCGTGTAAACTCCGTCAGGCTTTGGGTATACATCTATTTGTGAATCACCTTGGGAGTCAACACCATTGTACGTGTAGAACTGTGGCGCTCCACGCGCGGGAGTTTGATTGAGGTATTCATTGTCAAACCACTTAGAAGTACGGTACTCCATAAAAAAGTTAGAAGTATCGTTAATGACATCCAATGCTTTAATACGGTTCTGACTGCCTGTAAGCACATAGTTAAATATGTCTGCCGAAGTTGTAATCGTTAACGTAGTACGTAAAGCTGACCAGTCCCAAGAAGTCTCTACAAGTTTTTTAGCGTCGTTAACAAAGTCCCCTATCATCTTGCTGTAGGTAGTAGAGCTTACGCTGGCAACTTCTTCTTCTCGTATCCTTCTAAGGACGTTGTTTACTAATTCTAAATATGTCATACTAACATGCCCTTGTTAATGATCTTGTTTAGTTCTGCCATATAATCTGTATTAGGTGATTGGATTATGTTCTGCACTGTCGGCGCTTCGTAAGAGATACCTGCCATGAAAGGCTTAAAAGTACCAACACCTCCAAGACCGCCGCCACCGCCGTCTTTAGTTAAACCAAACAAAGACTCTGCTTGTTCTTCGCCGTCACCGTCTTTGTCACCATCAGCAGTGCCGTCAGATTCACCGTCTTTGTCACCATCAGCAGTGCCGTCAGATTCACCATCTTTGTCACCATCAGCAGTGCCGTCAGATTCACCGTCTTTAGTATTAGAGTCGCCACCGAAGGTTAAGCCGTCTTCTTCAACTTCGCCGTCCTTGTCGTCAACAGTGCCGTCAGCTTCACCGTCCTTGTCGTCAGCAGTGCCGTCAGCTTCGCCGTCCTTGTCGTTAGCAATGCCGTCAGCTTCGCCGTCCTTGGTTGCGTCTAACGTTATGTCTAATTCAGTTTCGCCGTCCTTGTCGTCAGCAGTGCCGTCAGCTTCGCCTTCTTCTTCTTCAACTTCAACTTCTTCTTCAGCGTCTTTAGTATCTGCACCGCCAAACGTAAGGCCGCCTTCAGTATCGTCATTAGCAGTATCTTTTAATAATTGCTCTGCAACGTCTTTAGCAGTCTCAGGATCTTCTTCTACAACTTCTTCTTCTTCTTCTACAACTTCAACTTCTTCTTCAGCGTCTTTAGTAGTCGAACCGCCGAATGTAAAATCATCTTCGCCTTCGTCCGTAGTGTCTGTAAATACATCAATTTCTTCGTCGTCTAGTTCGCCTTCATATACTGTGGCGTTGTTATTTTCTAAGTAATCATCACCTACAGTACTGCCTACTTCTAAGTCGCCAACGTCTGGAATAAACCACCTATCGTTCGTTCCAGATTGCGTGTCTCTAAAAACACCATTGCCCTCATAGACAAATCTACCTTCTTCTTCTTCTTCAACTTCAACTTCTTCTTCAGTGTCTTTAGTAGTAGCAGCGCCGCCAAACCCTAACTCATCTTCGCCTTCTTCAGCAGCAGTTTCTTCTTCAACAGTTTCTTCTTCAGCAACATCTTCTTCAGCAGCCTCTTCAGCAGCAGCGGCTTCTTCAGCAGCAGCAGCGGCTTCTTCTGTTTCTTCGGTGACTGTATAATCTGGAATCTGTATTTGAAGATCACCAAGTACATCAGTAACGTCTACATCCTGCCAAACAATGTCTCCGTAATCCCCGCCAAACTCTCCGTTAGATACATCATTTATGGCGTCCCTTATAGCATTAGCTATATCGCCAGCGCCAATAGACGTTACTTCGTTAGCATCTCCAAACAGACCACCAGCAGCGCCGCTAAGAGCGTCTTGAATAACCGTATCTAAATCTACGTTACCTGTAGTAGCTGCTTGACTTGCAAGACTTAACGTGCCGCTTGCTAAAGCACCTGCTGAAGCTGCCGTCATTCCTGTGTTTACTAAAGCAGCAGCAAGTTGCGGAGCAGCTAACATCAACGCAGAAGCGCCTGCGGCTGCTACGTAATCGCCAAAGTCTGTCCTGTCTAACTTGTAGGTACGTGCAAATCCTGTACCTGTCCAACGGAATCTATCGCCTTTCTCGTTAGTAAACTCTTCTGTAGGGATTCCGTACTTGTTCATTAACGCTTGGTTTTCTGCGCTGTTCATCCAAGAAGCATAAGCACCTTGACGAGCGTTAGCGTCTGACTGCTGTGTGTCGTCTTCTGGCGTCTGTTGTCCCGGCCCAAAAGCTAAGTCGTCTTCTTCTTGTTGCTCTTCCGCTGCTGTAGTCTGGTCAATGCCTTCTTGAGAAAACCAGTCCTGCGCCTCAATCATGTCAGAGGATTCTTCAATGTAATCCATGTATCTGTCAAAAGATCCAAAGACGTTTTGAAGGTTATTGCTTTCTCCGTATATGCTTCTAAGGTCGCTTTCTGTAACTTGAGTAGGTGACCAGCTAAGAGCCTGTGTATCTTCACCTGTAGCACCAAAAAGACTTACAGCGTTATCGCCAGTCTCTTGATGAAGAATCATTGTATATGTGCCGCTGTCTTCTTGTTGGGGTGTGTTATCTTTATTAGACGACCCGCCAAATGTAAAATCTGATTCAGACATTATTTATCCCTCGCACAGCCTTTGGCTTTCTCAAAGGAACGCATGGCTCCTAAACCCAACATACCCATAAGCACTGGCATCATTTGACTAAGATCCAAGGCTGGCAAAAAAACATCCACACCAGATAGAGTAAGGGTAAAATTCCCAAGAGGGACGCAGATAAAATTAAATGCCATTCCGCTAACACACACCCACCC